ATTGGGTTGTTGTGATTGCAGAACATGAACTTAAAGTAACAACTGGTACGTAAGGAGTATAGAACATGGCGATATCAAGAGGACAACTAGTTAAAGAACTAGAACCAGGTTTGAATGCACTATTCGGTCTGGAATATAAACGTTACGAGAATCAGCATGCTGAAATATATACTACTGAATCTTCAGACAGAGCGTTTGAAGAAGAAGTAATGTTATCAGGTTTTGCTCAAGCACAGACTAAGTCTGAGGGATCAGGTGTAACTTTTGACAATGCTCAAGAGACATACACTGCTAGATACACTCACGAGACTGTAGCTTTAGCGTTTTCAATCACTGAAGAAGCGGTTGAAGATAACCTATATGACAGACTTGGAAGTAGATATACTAAAGCGTTAGCTAGATCTATGGCGAACACAAAACAAGTTAAAGCGGTTAACCCGTTAATTAATGGTTTTGGCACATTCACTTCAGGTGATGGTACTGCTTTATTCAGTGCTTCTCACCCAACAATTAGTGGAACTGTATCAAACACATTAGCTACGGCTGCTGACTTGAACGAAACTTCACTAGAGCAATCTTTAATAGACATTGCTGCAATGACAGACGAAAGAGGTCTAAAAATTGCTGCAAGAGGTATTAAAATGATCGTTCCTTCTGAACTTCAGTTCACTGCTGAGAGATTAATGAAATCTCAAGGTAGAGTTGGTACTGCTGATAATGATATTAACGCAATTGCGTCTATGGGAATGGTTCCTCAAGGTTACAGAGTGAACAATTTCTTAACTGATCCAGATGCGTTCTACATCATTACTGATGTTCCAAATGGAATGAAGTACTTTAACAGAGCACCTATTAAGACTGCTATGGAAGGTGACTTCGACACTGGTAACGTAAGATACAAAGCTAGAGAAAGATACTCTTTTGGAGTTTCTGACTTTAGAGGTATTTTTGCATCACCAGGTGCATAATAATTAATTATTTGAGGCGGGACACAATCCCGCCTCATTTAACATATAGAAAGAAAAAATGACTGAACATAAATATATTGTAAAAATATTTACGAAATATCTTCAAACTAGTTTTGAAATTGAAAGTGAAAAAGAGATAAATAATACGGAAGAGCTAAATAAACCTATTATTGACTTTCTAGGAAAATCTGATATAAAATGGGAAAAAAACGATCTGCAGTATACTAGTACTTCAAATGGTTTTTACATAACCTATGAGGAGGTTCAAAATGGCTCAGGACAACATGGTATTGTTCGCAAAGAAACTGAAACTCGAATCTAAATGGAACGAGTTATTTCTTGAGAACAGAGGACAAATAACACCAGAAATGTCTGTTCTAGGTGATGAGATCAAACGAGTAGTTAGATCAATCATTAGAGAACAAGAAGCAGAAGTTCTTAATAATCTTAAAGATGGTGAGATCCATCTTTACGCTGGTTAATTAAGACTTTACATCGCTGAAACGTTAATCATTCCTAGGGATCTCTTGCACTCTACTAAAAACTAGTATATAATTTTGACACTATACATAAATTAATATTCTGCATAGACGCAGTATAGTCGACGGCCTAGAGACTATGTAGAATTTAACTAGGAGAATAATCATGGCTACAACTAACTTTTCTGGACCTATTACGGCCGGAAATATAAGAAACACTACAGGTACAACTATTGGTACTAACATCGCAAACGTTGGTCAAGTTGTAATGTCTCAATCAATTATGATTGATGCAGCAGTAGCAGCTGGAACAACTACTTACAACGTAGGTGTAATACCAAAAAACTCACAATTACTTACAACTACAATTAGAGTTGCAATAGCAAGTGACCAAGGTACTACAGCAACTGTTTCAGTTGGAAAAACAGGATCAGCTGCATTCTTTATAGCTAATACTAACATCAAAGCTCAAGGAGAAACTTCTTCTATAGCTAACGGCGCTTTAGATGAAGCTGATAGATTTGATGCTGATACACAAATTACAGCGACTCTTATAGCTGCAGGAAGTACTGCAACTACAGGTCAAGTAACTGTTACTTTTACGTATGTTCAAGCTAACAACTTACAAGACGCAACAGCAGTATAATAATTAATTAAGTGTGGGGCTTTGGCCCCACATAAAATTTTAACGGAGAAACAAAATATGAAATCAGATGTAAAAGCGGTAAGAGTTTCTGGCACAGGTGCTGTCTTCGCTGGAAGAACAAGATTAAGAGGAATTATTCTTGCTAATGCTACAGCAGGTGCTGGTACAATAACTTTACAAGATGGAAATTCAGTTACACAATTTATAGGTGATGCACCAGCAGGTGATGTGTTTGCTTTCAATATTCCTGAAGATGGAATTTTATTTGAAGGTGGAATGACAGTTTCTGCATTCACAAGTTTAACTGCTGCGACTATATTAATAGACAAGTAGGAGGCTAAATGGCTAATACTACTTCTGGAACAGTTATATTTGATAAGAATTTTTCTATAGATGAAATTATAGAAGATGCTTATGAAAGAATAGGTATGCAAGGCGTATCTGGTAACCAGTTACGTACTGCAAGACGTTCTTTAAATATTATGTTTCAAGAATGGGCAAACAGAGGTTTGCACTATTGGGAAGTTGCAAATAATTCTATTACATTAATTGATGGTCAAGCAGAATATACTATGTATAGATCAACAAGTGATGGTACTTCTGATGCTACAGCTGTATATGGTGTAGATGATGTATTAGAAGCATCTTACAGAAATGAATCTAGCGTAGATACACCTCTTACAAAAATTAATAGATCAACATATCAAGCTTTGTCAAATAAAACTTCTGAAGGTCAACCCACACAATATTTTGTACAAAGATTTATAGATAAAGTAACAGTTACTTTATATTTAACACCTGGTTCATCTGAAGCTGGAAACTTTATTAATTATTACTATGTAAAAAGAATACAAGATGTAGGTGATTATACAAATGCAACTGATGTACCTTATAGATTTGTGCCTTGTATGGTTTCTGGATTATCATTTTATTTATCACAAAAATTTAATCCTCAATTAGTTCAGCAAATGAAAATGCTTTACGAAGATGAATTAAATAGAGCTTTAACTGAAGATGGTTCTTCTTCAAGTTCTTTTATAACCCCAAAAACTTATTATCCAAATGTCTAAATTATCTAGTGGAAAATACGCAAAAGCAATATCAGATAGATCAGGTATGGAATTTCCATATAATGAAATGGTTAAAGAATGGAATGGTTCCCTGGTGCATGTATCCGAATTCGAGGCTAAACAACCACAATTAGAACCAACACGATACACAGGTGATCCTCAAGGATTAATGAATGCAAGACCAGCAAGAGTTGAACCTGAAACAGAAAGTTTATTACCAGGTAATCCATTTAGTTTAACTTCAGGATCTGCAGTAGTCACGGTTACGGAACCAGGACATGGAAGAAGTACATCAGACACTGTAGTTTTTAGAAATGTAGATGGTTCACCTGGAGGATTAGCATATACAGTGTTTGAAAATGCTGCAGGATTTAGTATAACAGTTATTAATACTAACAGTTATAGTTTCAATTGTGGAAGCAATGCAACTGTAACGGAAAAATCAGGAGGAATGTCAGTGACCGCTGGTCCAGTTACATTAACACCATAATGGCAGGATTTACTTACACAACACTTACAACTGCAATTCAAGATTACACTGAAGTAGATAGTAATGTTTTAACATCTACGATCACAGATCAAATAATTGAAAATTCAGAACTTAGAATTTTAAGAGATATTCCACTAGATGCATATAAAAAACAATCTATTGGTAATTTAGTTACAGGACAGAATACAATCAATGTCCCTGCTAAAACTTTATTTGTAAAAGGTGTACAGGTTTACGATTCAAACTCTTCATCTACAGGTAGTAATACTTGGTTAGAAAAAAAAGATGAGACATATTTACAAGAGTATCAACCTTCTACAGAGTCTGCGGATAGAGCAAAACCAAAATACTATGCTATGTTTGGTGGAGCAACAGGAGTAACAGATACTACTTCAGGAAGACTGTTCTTGGCCCCTGCACCAGATGATACTTATATATTTAAAATTCATTATGAAGCTATTCCTGATGGATTATCTAGTTCAAATGCAACAACTTATGTTAGTCAATATTTTGGAAATGGTTTATTATATGCTTGTTTATCAGAAGCATTTTCTTTTTTAAAAGGTCCAATAGATATGTTGACACTTTATGAAAATAAGTATAAACAAGAGATAGAGAAGTTCGGAGCAGAACAACTTGGTAGACGTAAAAGAGACGACTACACGGATGGTACAGTTCGTATAAAAGTCAACTCAGTGTCACCGTAATAGGAGATAAAATATGGCAATAACATCGGCAATATGTTCAAGTTTTAAACAAGAACTTTTACAAGGTAAACACGATTTCGATTCATCAGGTGGAGACACTTTTAAAATTGCACTTTATACAAGTTCAGCAACTTTAGGTGCAGCAACAACTGATTATTCAGCAACCAATGAAATTACAAATGACGCAGGATCTGCATACGTTGCAGGTGGTGCTACATTAACTAATACTGGAGTTGGTCTAACTTCAACAACTGCATTTACAGATTTTTCTGATGTATCTTACACAAGTGCATCTTTCACGGCTAACGGCGCATTAATTTACAACACAACAACTGATGGTGGTTCAGGCACTACTGACGCTGTTGCAGTGATTGCTTTTGGTTCTGATAAAACTGCAACTAATGGAACTTTCACAATTCAGTTCCCTGCAAACGATTCTACAAACGCAATCCTAAGATTAGCATAAAGGATAACGTCTTATGGCAGACGTTACTTTTACATTAACCGTACCAGGCGGTGCGGCAGGTGGTTTTTATATTGATGGAGTACAAAGAGATACTTTAAGTTTAGATATAGGAAAGACATATAGATTTGATGATTCTGACTCTTCATGTACAGGAAACAATTTAGTATTTTCAACAACACCTGATGGAATACATAACGGTGGTATTTATTATAACACTGGAACAACAAGATTTAATTCTCCAGGTCAACCCGGTGCTTATGTAGAAATAACAATAACAGCAAGTACACCAAGCACACTTTATTATTTTTCTATTCAAAATTCTGGAATGGGTGGTTTAATGAATATAGATTTAGCTGCTAATTCATGGGGATCA